CCTTATCAAAGTGGTCGTTATGAATATGCCATTATTGGTGGGAGTGGCACAGGCAATAGTATTGTTAATCCAATATTTATTGTAGTAGATGCAGAAAAACCAACAGACTTTTACAAATATTATAAGCCATGAGTTCAGACGATATATACGATTACATAAGAATAATAATGTTTTTAGCATTTGTATTTGGTATAATGATTTTTGTAGCATGTGATGGTGGATGGTCTATTGCAGGATATGAAGTATGAGTGATGAGAAAACTTACAGGTCATATGGGGTCACTAAACTTGACGATAATTATAGGATTAGCCTTAACATCAAGTGGCTTGGGCAAATCATTGTGGGAGTTACTTTCATTGTGCTGGGCTACATACGTATTGAAAATCGCATTGGAGAACTTGAGCGTAGAATGGAACTCGCTAATGCTGACATTGCAGACCTTGTAGAAAAACACATAGAAGAAGAAGAAGTAAAAATAACACAAATGCAGGAACAACTAAAGTGGTACGAAGAAGAATTAAATTTAAACCCTTTATCTTGGGGAAAAAAGAAGAGGAAAAGAAAGTAATACTAACAGAAGATGACTTTAATCATAACTATTTTATTAACAGAGAATTGCGGAGAGTTCGATAATGCCTATACCAAATCATTGTTTTGAATGTAGTAAACCAATCAATGCATCTGATGGGTGGTATTGTGAACAATGCAAACCAGATGAAGAGGAATAATGGATTTTTTAGCAGTTTATTCAGAAGCTGGAATGATAGGCGTTGTGGGGGCAATGTTTGTATTCATGGTGTATTCAATGAACAAAAGGGGCAACGAGCAAGCAGAAGCTTTACAAGATTTAAAGATTGAGAATAAAGGACAAAGTGAGACACTTGAAAATATGGAAGGAATGGTTATCAAACTTATCAATCGTTGGAATCAATCTGATGATAAACTTGATAGGAAATTTGATGACCTCAATAGGGAAATTAATGACCTTGATAATCAAGTTTCTGAAATAAAAGGTAGTTTATCTAGAGTAAACGGAAAAAGCTAGGAGATAGTATGGCAAAGAAAAAAGATCCTAAATTAGTAAGAGCTGGAGTTAGTGGTTATAATAAACCTAAACGTACTCCTAATCATCCTAAGAAATCTCATGTAGTTGTAGCTAAAGTAGGAGATACTACTAAGCTTATACGCTTTGGGCAACAGGGTGTAAAAGGAGCTGGTAAGAATCCTAAATCAGCTAAAGATAAAGCAAGACGTAAATCGTATTATGCTAGACATAATGCACAAGATGCCAAACCAAGCAAGTTAAGTGCTAGGTATTGGTCTCATAAGGTAAAGTGGTAATATGGCTAAAAAAGTAAGTTGGTTATGGGGTGGTAAGCGTTATTATGGTACGTTGATTAGGGAAACTAAGACACATAAGTTTGCTAGAACACATAACGGTAAAATAAAAAAGATAGTTAAGAAAAAGTAATGGACAGCTTAAAAGTAGCATCAGCAAGTATATTTAATTATGGTCTGTCTCTAGCACATGCAAGTTTATTTTTGCAATGTATAGTAGCAATAATGACTATAATTTATTTAGGTTACAAAATAAACATAATAAGGAAAGTAAAATGAGTAAAGCAATATTAGCTAGTATTATAGATGAAGCTAAAGACAAGATTGTAGAAAAATATGCTGATGGTATGGTTGAGCATATTCAGTCAGATAATTTTAAAGAAGTCTTAGCTAGTAAGATAAATAAAAAAATTGATATACCTTTCGTATCTGAAGAAAAAGAACAGATATTTTTTGAAAAGTGTGTTGATTTAGTAACAGATGTGATTGAAGGAATTGTAAAAAGATAATGCCAAAGTTTGGTAGTAGGTCACGAAAAAGACTAAAAGGGGTAGACCCTAAGTTAGTAGAAGTACTAGAAGAGGTTTGTAAGTACTTTGATATAACTGTAATAGAGGGTTTAAGAAGTCAGGAAAGACAAAATGAATTGGTTGCACAGGGTAAAAGCAAAACTAAATTTGGTAAGCATGTCGCTGGGAAAGCTGTGGACATTGCTCCTTATCCAATTGATTGGAACGCTAGGGATGATTTTCATTATCTTGGTGGTTTTGTTTTGGGTATAGCAGCTAAGATGGGGGTAAACATACGTTGGGGAGGCGATTGGAGTGACTCAAGTTTAAGTCAAGGTAGAAGGACTACTAAAGACAATAACTTTGATGATTTAGTTCACTTCGAGTTAAAAGAGTAACATGGGAGTTTACTGTGAAAATAAAAGACAGAGTTGTTATCTTTCCAGATATACACTTTCCAAACCACGATAAAAAGGCATTTGCATGTGCATTAAACGTAATAAAGGAAGTAAAACCTACAGCATTTTTGCTATTAGGAGATACAATTGATGGTGAATCAGTTAGTCATTGGCAATGGTCTAAAAAGAAAAGACCACCTGTTGAGTATCAATTACCTGCAATAGATAAGGAAATAGAACATGGCAACAAAGGACTTGATGAAATTGATGAAGTTTTACAACTGGTACAATGCAAGAAGAAGATCTTTGCACAAGGTAACCACGAAGTCTGGTTTGACAACTTCGTTGAAGAAAACCCATACTTAGATAAGTATGAAAGCAGAAAGGCATTTAAGTTTGATGAACGAGGATATGAATGGCATAAATATGGTGAAGTCTTCAAAGTACTTGGTAGCAAATTGTACGCTTATCATGGGGGGCATTACATGGGAGTGTCACACGCAAGGACTCATGCCTTGCAATTGGGATGCAACGTTATCTATGGACATACCCATGATTGTCAAAAAGCCACAATTCAGCACATCAGCGGAAGCCACATGGCTCATTCAATGGGATGCTTAACTGATATGACTAAAAGTTATTTAAAAGGCAGACCAACTAACTGGAGTCACAACGTAGGTGTATGTGATATTTTGTCTAATGGTAATTTTAATTTAGTAGTCTTGACGATTAATAATGGCTACACAACATATAATGGAAAAATAATAAGTGCCTAAAGAATTATTTGAAGTAAACACATTTGAATCTGGTAATTATTACAATCCTGATGATAGGGATATACCAGATGATGCTGCAGTTTATAGTGAAAATATAGACCCATATGGACAAGATGGTTCATTAAGAGCTATACATGCAGATGCTACGCCAATAATGGCTAACGTAGATGCTAATAGTATGGCTATTATTAATGACGAGGGAACTCATAGATTAGTATTTATAGACAGGTCTGATGGTGATATGATGAAGGTAGACGATATATATGGGTCACCTGCATTATCATCAATTGAAGATGGTTCATTTGCTAGTAGTAGTGATATACCTGCTATGCAAGTAAACAATAAAGAAGTACACATAGGTTTAGGTAAAACTAAAGCACCAAAATGGGTAGGTGTTATACCACATGGTCAATTTAATGGTGCAGCTACTAGTGGATTGCAGATAAGTGATGCTGAATTAAAAAATCCTAATCCATTTCCAGTAATGCATAAAATTATAGCTAACTCAGATAATAGTTATGTATATGGACATAAATTAAATGATAATTATTTATATAAATTTAATGTTACAGATGGAACAGTTGACAAAAGATCTCAGTATTATTTTACAAAAATACGAGCAATTGGATTAGCAAGTGATGGTAATATATGGGTAGCAGATGAAGTTAGTAGTAACTTAGTAATTATAAAAGTAGATACAGATGTAATGGATGCTATAAGTAGTAGACCATTAAATAGTTTTACAAATGATACTAATGTTACTGATATAGAACAGCAAGGAAACACTTTATGGTTAGCTGCTGGCGATATGGAACATACTAGTGATAATTATTTTTGGAATGTATCTGTAAGTAATTTAACAACTAGTTCAGCATCTGTTAGTGTAACTAATAGAAGTCCTTATAGAGGTACTGACGATTTTGGTTCTTTAGCACAAGGACAATGGGTAGGTGTTACCTCTACAGGTAATGTTGTTGGAACTACGTCAGAAACTGATATGTCTATGCCTAGGTTACCTTTAATAAAAGTAACAGGCAGTAATAGTTATATGGGTTTATTTGTAAGACCTGTGCATTCAGCTAATAGCGCACATTATATAAGATGGTATAAAAGTTCTGTATCTACAGATTTTATTGGTTGGGATGGTACAACTAATGATGCTAATAGTGTAAAAGGTAGAATACGATGGTTTATTATGATAGTTAAAGATGATTTAACTGCTGGTGAAACATTAGGAGATTCTAGTGATGGTGATGTATTAGCTTTTAGTTCTGCATTTGATGAGACTTATAATAATGTTTATCAAGCAAAACAAAATGATGGTAGTAATAAACTTGTAATAACTGCATTAGGTAATTCTAGCTCAACAACTTCTATATGGCAATTAACTAAAATAGCATACAATGCTAGTAATTCTAGTACAGCTGGAGGAATTGGTAGAATTGGAGCTGGTACAGATGTAGATGTAGAAGAAGGTGTTTCAAGTGAAATTTCTGGTACATTTAACGTTTTTTCTGGGTTAGGTAAGGTAAGATGGACAGCAGGTACATCTGGTAATCTTGTAAAAAAATTAGAAGGTGAAGTTTCTATAGCAATATCTAATAATGCTAGTGTAGCAGGTAGCTTACAACCTACTGCTAATGATTTATTTTATGCTACATCATTTACATATGATGGTTATCAAGAATCACCTTTGTCTGATTGGACTAGATTTCGTTATCAAGATTTTAGTGCTACTAGTTTAAATGTTACGTTAAATATATTTCCTAATGCATTAAGTAAACGAGTTACTCACATAAATTTATATAGGTCAGATGCTACAGGTAGTTCTACTCAACCAACAGAATTTTTTAGATTAGTTGAAAGTATATCTATAAAAACAGGCTGGGGATTAATTGATTCAAATACTAGCAATCCTGACTGGGGTAATTTTTATGAAAAGAGTATAGTAGACGATGGTGCTAGTTATTCATCTTATGAAGCTAGAACAGGAATATCACAAGCTATAAAATATACTTTACCTAAATATGGATTAAGTACAAAGATAAATAATTTTTTATATATTGCTGATTGTGAACATCCTGATATAGAAGATGCTAGTTATTATTTGTTTAAATCTAGACCATTTAATTATGACCAATTTAATTTTATAAGAGATAGTTTAATTTTACCTGAAAAGCCTACAGCTTTAGAAGCGTTTAATGGAAGGATCTTTGTATTTTCTGAAGCTAATTGTTATATAGTTAATCCAGATGGATTATATATAGAAGATACAATAGAAGGTGTAGGATGTATACATCAAAATTTAGTTAAGTCTTCTGACGTAGGTTTATGTGTAATGGATAACAATAGTGTTTATTTACATAATGGACAAGGATTTTTAGACATAGGTGCTAGAATAAAATCTAATTATCAATACACAAGTTTTTTTCAGCAGCAAACATCTATAGATAAATTAGTTCAATTTTCATCAACAGAATATGTTGGTGAAAGAGTAATGGCATATGATTATTATAGAAAATCATTTTATATATTTTTTACTACAGAAGTAGAATCACTTGGTGTTACATCTTATAAATGTTATACTAATGTTTATACAGTACCTAAAGGCAGGTGGGATACTTGGTTTAGACTGCATGGTTCTGGCGCTCCTACTTCATTAATAGTATATGGTGCAGTAAATGGTAAAAAAGGTGAAGTGTTTACATCAGATAGTGAGTCTGGTTTAATGCAACCATTTGACCCACATAGTGATACAAGAGTAAATAAATTTACATGGTATAGTAAAAAATTTACAATGGGTCAAAGTACAGTAGATAAAAAGTTTTTTGAAGTAGGTGTAGTATCTGAAGATGGTAGTTCAGTATCAACACAAGTAAATGCACAAGAAAATAATGAAACATTTGCTACGCTATCTACACCTATTACAGGTAGAGATATACAATTAAAGATAGAATCAGTTAATGATACTAGCTCTTCTGTTAATTCATTAAGAATTATATACAGGAGAAAAAGACCTGTAAGGGCAATGACATGATAAGTAAAAAAAGGTCACAAAGAATTAATGACAAAAACATGCAAAGAGTTATAGATAAAATCTATGATGATTTAAATGAATTAATAGATGCTGTAAATAGTAGAGAAACTATTACTACAGCAGAAGAATCTTCTGGTAAAGAAGGTGATATAAGAGTTGTGAGGTCAGATAATGGCACATCTTATAAAATAGAAGGGCGTACTAGTGAAGGTTGGGCTAGTACTTCTTTAACATTGAATAACGATTAATGCCAGCCAATAACAAAGGTGCATTATTAAGTTTACAAGATGCATCAGGAACAGGTAATGTAATAAGAGGTGGTTTTAACAACCCTATATCATTACCAGCAGTAGAAGCAATTGGAACAGGAGCAAGTAGTATGGGTTTATTAGGAGCAATTGGTCTTGGAGTTGGAGCATTGGGCGCTGGTTTAGGTTTATACAATTCAGCAAAAAATAAACCTAAGAATATAAATCAAGATTTTAGTTTTGATTTGCAACAAGCTCAATATAATCCAAATCAAGCAATGACACAAAATATGAATAGGATGTCAGGACTAGGTAGTGAGTTTAGTTCAGCGTATAGAAATATGCTAAATCCTATGGGCAGTTTTAATCAAAGACAATTTCAAATGTTAAGAAGAAATGTTGGAGATACAGCTAGTCAAACAATAAATAATATGAATGCAGCAATGGCTGCTAGAGGAATGACAGGATTAAGTGGAGCTTATGATGCTGTTGCTAACGCAAATGCTGGAGATGCGTTTGCTAGAGGACAGCAAGGAATTATGAATCAAAGTACACAATTAGGTCAACAGTTTGGTAACATGGCGTTAAATGCTTTTGGACAAGCTGGAAGTTTAGCAGGTCAACAAGATGCTAGAATGTTACAAAATCAGCAGTTTAATGCACAAAACATGAACACTTATAATCAGTATTTAAGAACTGCTGCTTATAATCAGCAAGTACAGAATCAAAATGCACAAGCATCTTATAGCAATAATTTAACTAATAATTTATTTAATCTAGCAGGAGCTGGGTTAGGTATGGGGAGACCAGCATAATGATAGTACCACAAATGCAACAAAGATTTACAGGATATAGTTCAGAGGGATCTGGAAATTTACTAGATGCTGTAATGAGAAAAAGAAGTCAAGATTTAAATTATAAAGCTAGAATGGCAGAAGCAGATGCTAGAGAAAGACAGTTTCAGTATGCTATAGAGCGTGATAAAAAACTTGATAAAGACCAAGAATTAGACAGAGAAGCTAATAAACAATTAGCTGAAGGTTTAAAAACAATGAAAAAAACACAGGAAAATTTTGAAGAATATAAACGCAATGAAGATGCTTTTGTAGATAGTCAAACTAGTTTTAAAAACGTAAGTTTTATGAATTTATTAGGCAATATGACATTTCCTGGCATGCTTTCTAATGTAGGAAGACAAGCTTTATATAACCTTGGTTATGGTTCAGACCCTACGCCTGATGCTTTATCATTAAGTGAATATATGTATAACAATATAATGAAAAGTGATGAAGACCTTAGAAGAGAGTTTACAGAGATAACAGGTGGCGCACCTTCAATATATGAACCTGTATATAACCCTCGTGCAAATGACCCTGCATTAAGACAGCAGTATTTTAATCAATTTGGTGGGTCAGGTTATACATTTGGCAATCAACCAAAAATTACAATTAAATAGGATAATAAAATGGATTATAGAAAAGTAAGAATGCTTATTGAGGATTATAATAGAAATCCTTCTAAGTATAATGATAAGGAAGCAGAAGTAATTGCAATGTTAGCTTCTCGTACAGGCAATAGATTTGAAAGAGAATCTAATCCATTAGGAAACTTATTGTTTTCTTTAGGCAATACAGCAACATTTGGATTACTACCAAACTCTTTAAAACCTAGTTCAAGAGGTTCATCTGTATATGGACAAACTGCTATTGATGCTTTAGCAAGTGGTTTTGGTTCAATAGCTGGTTTGGGATTAGGTGGTATTGGTTTATACAAGGGTGTAACAAATGCTGGTAAAGCTATTGATGCAATAAGAAGAATGAGACAAAAGATGAGTATGGCAGGTCAAAATATAGGAGCTGTAAGTGGTTTACCTTTTCCTCAAACTTTTAGACAATATTCTAGTGGTGGTGGATTTAAAGACAGGATGAGAGATATAGGTAGAAAAGCTAGAGACTTTTACAAAGATAATGAAGATGTTTTAGCTGTAGGTGGTGCTGGTGCAATTATTGCTAGTATGTTACAATCTGGAGATAGAGAAACACAAGAGATGTTGGAAGAAATGCAACGACAGCAAATGATGAGAGGCTATTAATGCACGAACAAGAGCATCAAGGACATGGCTTTACTGATAGATTAGGCACACAATTACCTATATATGCTACTGGAATTGGTGGTAATTTATTAAATGTTTTAATGCAAAATCGTTTAAGTGGTTATGATGAATCATTTACAAGTGAATTAGCTAGGAATGCAAAAGCACAAGATCCTCGTTTAAAAATAAATCAATATACAAGTTCTGGAAATCCTTTTGAGGATATGACGGAAGGCAATATGAATGCATATAATCCAAGAGAAAATAGAGCATCATTTGCTAGAGGTGGTTATGGATTTGCTGCTCATGAATTAGGACATGCAGAGCAGTATAGAAATCCAACTTATAGAAAGTTTAAACCTGTTATGATGGCTTCTAGAATTGCAACACAAGTCAATCCAGCATCTTTATTAGCTATGTTAGCTCCTAATGAAGAAGTAGCATCTACTGCTGCTAATATAAATTTAGCAACTTCTTTACCTATGATAGCTGAAGAAATAGATGCTAGTAGAAGAGGAGCTAGGTTAATTAAAAACACAAAAGCTTTTGGAAAAATGAGTAGAGCATCTAAATTACTAGCATTAGCAAGACCATTTGCAGGTTTACCTAGTTATATAATAATGGGATTATTACCATACTTACAAGTACAAGCTTCTAAAAAAGCTGGTGATTACGAAGGAACATATTAATTGTCTAATTATTACGAAGGTTTAAAAGTACAAAACCTTATAAATACTTATCGTGCTAACCCAGACATGTTTAACGATGACCAGTTAGATGAACTGGAAAAGTTAGCAGAACAAAATCAAATAAACTTTAAAAGACTAGAAGGTAATTTTAGTTTAAGAAGAGCTTTTCAACAAGCTCAAGCTGGGTTTATTGAAGGTTTAACTACAATGGATTTAATTCCTAAAGAACCTCGTACTACAGGTGAGGCAATCTTTAGGCAATTAGGACATTTAGCTGGATTTGCTCCTAGTATAATGAAAGCACCATTATCTTTATTTGCTAAATATAGTGGGTCTAGATTATATAGAGCAGTAGATGCAGGTATAAATTTATTAGATAAAGTATCTTTACCTATGGTTGCATCTAGAGTGGTTAAAAAAGATGTAGGTAAATTAATAGATAATATAGGTGGAGATGTAGCTTATCATTTAAGAGCTGGTTCTGCTCAAAGACAAATTATAGAAGAAGGTTTAGGACTTGGTGCTGCTAGTGCTATTAGCAGTATATGGAAAGGTCAAGACGAAATGGCTGATGCATTTGTTGGTGGTGCTATAGCAGGTGGAGCATTTGGTGGTATTGGTAATTTTGTATCTGTAGGTAATTTATATAAAGGTACTCCAGAACAAGTAGATAAAGCTAATAAATTATTAAGAGCTACTGTAGCATCTGCTTTTATGGGATTGCCTAGTACTTTAAGAGAAGAACCAGCAGAGCAACAAATATATAATTATTTATTAGGTGGATTTTTTGGTTACAACACAAGACCTGCTTTTGAAAAAGAAGCATCTAAATGGTATACAAAAAATGATACATACAATAGAGATATACGAGATGTTTTTAATCCTAAAAGGTCAGAAGATTTTAGTAAGTTAGATAAAAAAGCACAAGACTATATATTATATGATGCCCCTATATCTCAAGACATTGGTGAAGCAGAGTTTGGTAGTGGCGTTGGTGGTGCTGCTGGAGAAGCTTTAAATTGGTTGAGAAGAAACTATCCAGAAACAAATCATGAACAAGAAGCAATAAAAAGATTGCGTGAAAAAAATCCTAGGTTTGGAGATGGCTCAGACCCATTAGGTGACCAAAAATTATTAAAAGATAGATATAGTGAAGTTGCAGATTTATTATATACAAGAGATGTATTAGATGAATTTAAAAGAGTAGTAGTAGTAAATAAAGATATACCTAATGATGAAAAAGTAGATACTACTGATAGTGCTATTATAAAACCTAGTTCTGAAGTTAAAGATTTAACAAAAATAATATTTAATGATGTTACTGATAAATATCCATCAGTAGAGTCATTGCAAGATTCTATTTCTGATGTAACAAGAAAAAGTTATAACGCTGAAAGTGGAGTTAGAGAAATAGAAGTTTTTGCAGAGGGAATGAAAAATTTACTTGGTGAAGATTTATATAATAAATATGAAGCCAAATTAAAAAAGAAATGGTATCACGATACTACACCTGTACAAAGTGTATTGTATTTAAAACAACAACCTAGTGGTCTTGTAGACGTATCAGAAGTTAAGAATCAAGAAATGAATGGTGTGTCAATAGGAGAATCATATTACAATTTACCTATTAATAAACTATGGTTAGGTGGTCAAGGTCAGTTTAAAATGATTACCCACTTTGAAGATTCTCAAGGCAAAATGCATAAGCTTTTTGACCAACGCAATGAAATGGGTGAAGTAGTTTATGAAATGGATAAAGCTAATAGATTTGACATAGACAAAGGTTTAGAAGCTCAAGGTATGTATTTATATAGTGGTATAAAAGATAAAACAGCTGGTATAGCTGCACCTTTAATAGACAACTTTGGTGGAATAACTTATACTAAAGATAATATATTAGATTTATTAAGTGTAAATAGCGATAGAGATTTAATGGAGTCATTTTATAATGATATGCTATTAAAAGATTTTGGTGAATCAGGTATGCCAGAAGAAAGCAAAGCAGAAGTTGCTGCTTTATTCCAACGTAAATTTATATCTAATGTTTTACATGATGCTATTTTAAACAATTTTATATCAGAACAAAATCCTACAGATCTTTCTAATATACATTTATTATTAAATAAAGGTTATGGTAAATCTGTAGCAGATTACAATAAACGTATGCAATTATATGCAGATAGGTCTGCAGAAGCTAGTGCATTAAGTTTTACAAATAGCAGACCTTCAGGGATGATGAGACTTATGATTGTAAATGATATAAATACTACAGGTAATAGTGATACAGATGGTGGACTTATAGCTAGACATGCAGTATTTGATGATGCAGTTAAAGCATATGGATTTCATCCACAAGCAGGACATTTAAAACCTGTGTTTGCAGGGCAAATAGGTAATAGTGCATTATTAACTAAATCATTATTACAAAGAGCTGATAAAAATTGGAATAAATGGATGATGGATAACGATGTAGATTTTATTATTTTTGATAGTTCTGCAAAATTAAGAGGTTCATTGCAATCTAATGTATTAGAAGTGGGTGACCCTAATCAGAAAAAATTAGAACCTATGAAGGTTACTAATACAAATGTTGCTATATATGAATTACCTATGAACGCAATGCGTATTAATACAGGTACATATGAAGACCCTGTAAAAGCTGTAAGTGGTGCAACTGCTCCATTACAAAACTTTAACACATCTAGTGATTATAATTTTTTAAACTTTGCTGATTTATATTATAATAGTTTTATAGAGCCTAGTTTAAAAGGAAGTCAAACAGCAATAGAAGCTATTGAAAAATATAGAGTAGATAATGATATAAAAAGTTTATCAAATATAATACTGTCTAATGATGTAGGTATATTTGAATTACCAATAGATTTTGTAAAAGAATTTGTATTGCAAGAGCCTACAGCAGAGACAAGAGACTTAGCTTATTTATTCTTAGATAAGTTACATAAGTTAGATAGAGAAGGTGCATTAGAAGAAGAGTTTGAATTTGATAGCGATACAGACTATAGATATTTTCATGAGTCTAATCAAATGATTAATGAAGCTATGAGAGGCACATACGTTACAAGAAATACTTTATTTAAAGACAACTACCATAACTCTTTAAGAAAGTATCTTGTAAAAAGGTTTATTAATCCGTTTATACCATCAGCAGGTAAATCTTGGCTTAAAGCATTTACAGGTGATATGATGCATGCAGTAGATATAGACCCAGCAAAGAAAACAAGAAACATAAGAGAGGGAGAGATATATTTAGATAACTATGCAAAGAAAATACAAGTTAATACTGAATATATACCAAAAGAAGATTTAGAAGCTATATACCAAGGAAAATTAAATGCTTTACAAAAAACTAACAGCAAAGCTACTATGGAAGATGTCAACAAGCGAGTCACTTTGGGCGAAGCTTGGATGCAATATACTGGGAACTTTTCCCCTGACAAGGTTAAAGACTGGGACAAAGTTTTTAACTTACTCGTTGTTCGTGTACCTGCAGACAGTCAGTCAGGTATCAGGGTATTACGTTTCAGAGGCTTTACTAATCAAAGAGGTGTTGGGGCATTTACTCATCACACAGATAACATGTATGAAGGTGGTGCAGACAAAGATTCAGATTCAGTTAAAATATTTCAAGGAATTAATCCAGAGTTATTAGATGTATACTCTAGACCAGAAATAGCATTTGAAAGAAAACATTGGGAGAATGACCCTGAGTATTTAGATACAATACAGAGTTTATTTAAAGACTCAAGTATGAATGCTAATTTAGATGCATATATGGGTTATAATAAAAAGCAAGGTGATGCAGATTATAATAGTTCTAGGGATCTTGCTTTAGGTATATATAAATATAGTCCAGCACATAGAATGGAAGTTGCTAAAAAATCTGTTAGTGGTAAAGATGGTTTAGGACTTGGCTTGTCTGGTAAAATAACTATGCAGGGTTGGCATGATTTTATAAATAAGAATGGAGGCTCGTTTAGTTTTGATTTTAAACTACCTGCTAGAAGTGTATATGCACCTAATGCTTTAGAGCCACAATCTTATACAGCTAGTATTGTTTTAAAGTCTGATAAATTATATGGCTATGATAGGTATAAAGTATTTAAGGATTTAAGTACATTAATTGTTAACTCTAGTGCTGATGCTAGTTCAGACCCTACTATTATACCTTATACAGAATTTAGAAAATTATTATTTAATTCTTTATTTGAGTTACAAATTACAGATAGTAATGGCAATCTTATTGCATCTAATTTTGGTGAAGGTAAGAATGCAGGTTATGGTCAAGTTTCTAGATTTGGACATAATACAATATTAGGTGCTATAGAAGATTCTAAAAGAATATTAAAAGTAAATCAATCTAGAATGAAAATACTAGGTGGTAGTGATAGTTCTATAGGATTTTTAGGTGAGGGTGAGTTAGGTAAGATAAAAGTAGACAAGTCTTTTGTAGATGAGATTGGATTAGCAGTTGGTCAGCGTGGTATTGTAAGAGATGATAAAGACAAATTATTTAATGTAATTAGATTAGCTGATGAAAGTGCTAATGCTGCATATAGAATAAATCCTTATAAAGTATCTGAGTTATATGATTTATTTGATTTAGGTCATACAGTAGAGTTTATAAATGATAAAACTATAATGAATCCTAATGTAGATAATCCAAATATTAAGATTGTACAAAAAATGTACGAGATGGGTATTAATGTAGATAATCTTAGTTTTACTAATATAAGACAAAATTATCGTGACATATTAGAGTTTTTACCTGTAAAAATTAATAATAATAAACTTACAGGTTTAAAAACAGAACAAATGATGGAATGGATAGAGCAAAATTTAGAAATACTGGGAAATCAAACAGATATACTGGCTCAAAATCATTTAAAAGTTAAAATAATGGATAAGGACTATGGAGCTATAATGGATTTTATAGGCAAGTCTTATGGTAACATAGTTTCTCTTGAAACATTAACTAATGATTTTTTAGATATACATCAAGCATTAGCAGAGCGTGGTATTAAGGGTAACATTATAAAAGAATTAATACCTAGATTAAATGAAGAAAACAAAAAATTAAAAACAATGATTGTTGAATCTTCTGGAGAAGATAAATTTATTGACCAGAGTATTATAGATAGTGAAATTATAAATACTTCTAATAAATTAAACTCATTAGCTAGGAAATATGGAATTAGTCCTGATAGTTTATTGAATTATTATTATAATTTATTGTTAAGTCCTATTACAGGTATACCTAAAAATAATAATAAGTATTTTAAAAATAATTTTTATAAAGCTATACATGCTTCTCAAGCTATTCCATTTGATTTAAAAGCTAATTATTATAAAAATATAAATGACTTAGGATTTAGATTACAAGATGTAGAAATAAAAGATTTAACCTTAAATATAGATAAACCAAAGTTTGCAATGTTTAGTGACATTAATAAGCAGCCATTAAAAACTATGCAAGAATATATAATGTCAGATTCTTTAACTAAATCAGCAAAGTCTAAAGAAGATTTTAAACAAGTAAAACAGTTTCAAACATTCTTAAAAAATAATCCATATATAAGAGATGAATTTGATGCTTGGTTTATAAATTTTACTTCTAATCTATCTGGGAATGTAGTACCAAGAGATTCAACTACTATGACCATAGAAGATATTTATGCTATTAATAAATACTTTAAAGGATTGCAAAATGTTGATGGGGATATGTCTATAAAAAGAAAACATTATATACTAGATCCTCGTTATTTAGATGAAACTATGGCAGTTATGGGTATGATTAATAAATATCCTCAGTATTATGCTCCTGTTCTTACTAAAGATGGTTTTGTAAATAAACAGGTATATACTTTCACAAGTCCTATTGGTAGAATTATGAGGTATCACGATAAAATTGAAAGAGATACTAATACTGATATTGATTTTGAAAAAAGTTCTAAAGGTTTATATAGAGATTTTGATAATCTAATGAGTCCATTAAGTGTAAAAGAAAAAAATAATTTAATGGAAGCAATCTATAAATATAGAGAAGATGGTATAAGACCTACTGATAAAAAAATGTTAAGTCTTGTTGAAGAAGCTAATGCTAAGTTAACTACATTCTTTGAAAAGGTAGGTGATAAATGGATATATACAAAAGATTTAAGTAATAATAAAGTATCTGATGCAGAAGGTGTATGGGTTTTAGATAGTGATTTTAATTCTTGGTACAATAAAACAGGTGGCAAATTAAATGAATATATGAGATGGAACAAAGATGGTTCTATGGATTTAAAGCATTTTAGAGAAACTGTTATAGATAAGAATATTGACTTGCCTAGAGTTATTAATGTAATAGGCGTAGATGGCTTAAAAAGGTATCAAAAAGAGCGTATTATTGAAAGAGTGATACAACTTAAGCGTGACTCTAAATCTCCTCTAAAAAACGAAAAAAAATATAGATTAAAAGTTAGGTCTAAATTAAAAGGTATAGGACAATTAGACCCTAAAACATACATGCCTCACATTAATTTTGGTGCTACAGAAAAAGCACAACAAGTAATGTTAAAATGGTTAAATGATAAAGCTAATAGAGTATATGCTCAAGCTAAAGCATCTGGTAAAAGTGAAGAAGAAGCTTTGTTAGCAAGAGACACATATTTAACTAAACAGCAATTAAAAGTAGAAAACATACAAGAGTTATTTTCTGTAGAAGAAATTATTGAATCATCTGTAATAACAGAAAAAGATTTAGATGTAACAATGTCTGAAGCAGGTAGTTTAGCATCTGTATTACATTCTAGAGAAACAGACATGCCAGGATATGATAAAAGTCCTGATGTACTTACACAATATCTTGATATGGTTATAAGGGGATATTATAAAAATGCATCACAAATCGTAGGTAATTACGAAATAGATAATATGATGTATAGAATGAGAGACTATAAACCAAGTGATAAAGAATTAAGTAATCTTGTTGGTAGTAATTATAGTAGTCCAATACAAGTATGGGCAGATTTTACTAAATTATATTTACAAAGAATATTAGGACATCAAACATATTTTTCTGAATCTATGACTAGTGGAACAGATCCCTTGAAATTAAAAGATAAATTTAATTTATTTTATTTAGTATCTGATGAGCAAGTTGTAAAAGGTTTTGAAAAATTATTCCAATCTAAATTTAAAGGTGCAGTACCTTTTATTAATAATGCTCCTAAAGATGCTAAGTTAAGAAAAGAATATTTTAGTCGTAAAATACATGACATTGGAAGATTAGAAGCGCAATATCAATTAATGAGTTTGTTAGCTAATACTGGAACATGGTCTACTAATATATTTAGTGGTAGCATGATGACAGCTGGTACAGCTGGTACTAAAAACTTTCTTGCTGCTTTTATGCCTGAGAGAACTAAAAAAGTATTGTTGCAAAATAGCAAAGGTGAATATGTTGTAAAACTTGCAAATGGTCAACCTGTAAAAAATAGAGCAGATATATTAAAGTACTATGAAGAAAAAGGTGTGATTGATGGTTTTATACAGAATGAATTTGAAGTAAATACTAATTTAAGAAAAAGTTTACAGAATGCTGGCGTAAATATAAGAGATTTTTCTAACGAAATGATTAGAGCTATTAAAGGCAGAAAAGACCCTAACATTCCTAGTGTAAAAGATGTAGCTAGAAAATATAAAGTATATGATGTTATGGTAGACTATGGTTCTTTTATTATGCAAAATAGTGAAAGAATTAACAGATTAAATGCTATGATAGCACATAGTCATCAAGCTATAGAAAAGTTTGGCGAAGCAGGTAGAGATTTAACTTTAGCAGATGATTTTGTTTTTGATATGGGTCAAAGAGGTATTGAGTTAAGTCAGTTCTTGTATAACAATGCATTTAGAAACTTTCCTATGGGTACATCATTAGGTAAAGTATTATCAAGATTTAAGTTGTTTGTTTTTAATTCTATAAGAGTTAGAAAAGAATTTTATAGGCAAGCTGAACTATATGGATTTAAAAAAGGAACAGAATCATATGAGCGTTTTGAGCGTATGTATACAATAGATTTATTTCTATTTGCATTAGCAAGTGCTTTTATGTTTAGTGTATTTGATACAGCATTATCTCCACCATTAGATTATTTTCAAGCAATGGGCGATTTGTTGTATGGTGATAAAAGAGAAAGAGATGCTGCATTTTGGGGTAGTAAACTTGGACCTCTGCAATTATTAAAACCTCCTATAGCTAGAATACCAGATTCAGCATGGGAATTGTTAAATGGTGAAACAGAAAAGTTTGCAAATTATACAGCATATACAATGTTCCCATTTGGTAGAGGTATTAGACAGATTAAACAACTTGTTGAAAGTCCAGAGAGAGTTGGTGAAATAACATTAAGAATACCTGTTAATCAAATAAAAAGTAGAATTAAACGTTCAGAAAAACGTAATCAACAGCAAGCATTTATAGATGCTACATTAGGAGAATAGTATGGCAAGTGGACATTCACATAATAGAAAGAT